GGAAGGTGGTATCCCGCCGATTGGAGTACCTTCCCTTGTAGGCGAGCAAGGGCCTGAGCTATTCGTGCCTCGTACTGCTGGCACCGTCATCCCAGCGGACACTACAGCCGCCGCCATGGCACGTTATCAGCGCCAAGGCAGCAGTAGCGCCCCATCGGCAATGGAAGGTCTTCCAGCCGCTGCTGGAGGAATCCCTATACTATCCATGAACTTTGAAACCACACAATTCATGGGTCAGGACTGGGTGAGCAAGGATCAATTGGTGGCTGCCATGGCTGCAACCGAGAAACGCGCCACTGCTGCCGGAGCCAAGGCTGGAGCGCAACAGGTGGCCACTAAGATGCGGACATCGCCTGCATTCCGCAGGCAGGTAGGAGTCTGATGGCAGTCGTTGTAATTGGTAATTTTCTGACATTCATCAAGCATGATGGTGGCGCAAGCTATTGGCAAAACTTCTTTAATGACAATGCTGTTAGAATTGATGCTATTGACCCGAATATTAGCTGGAACCTATTGCCGTTTATTTATCAAGGCGCGCAAAGAACACGTAATGGTGATAACATATCAAGCCAGTTAACACTACCAACAAATCAACTAACACTAGCCTGGGCGCGTGATGCAGTAAACAATAGCTGGGTGGCTGAGGTGCGTACGTACCAGTTAACTGATACCTACCAGCCAATCATTCCACCACGGGGGCAGGAGTCATGGTTATGCACTGGCCTAAATTACAATACACAGCAGACACAAATCGAGCTAAGCAGTCCCCTTGATGCAATTGAATCGCGAGTGCCAAATCTACGGTTCACGGCCAAACAAGTTGGAGCGCTGCCATCAACGGGCAATATCAGGTCCGATTGATCTGATAGGGATGCCGTATCGTATTGGCGCCGATCCAACCAAGCATGGCGCAACCGATTGTGTGAACCTATGTCGCTTTGTTTTGGCGTGGCATGGCATCAGCACACCAACGCCAGAAAGGCAATGGTATCGACGTCTTAGGGCTGGCGACAGTTCAATTTTCATAGAACAGCTAGAATTATGGGGACATCAAACCACCACAGCAACAACTGCGACCATTGCGCTAGTGCGCGTGGCAACAAGTTATGCAATGGCGGCTTATTTTGAAGGCGGATGGCTTCATTGCAGCACTCAAACCAGCCGGGTAGTATGGTCCCCGTCCGTCAATTCAGAGGTGCTGTACTGCCCTGGGAAAAGCAACTGATGGATGCGCTGGGCATGAGCCCAGACGAATACGCCTGGTATGCAAGCGAAGTAGCCAATATAAAGCCTGAACGTAGTGCTGCATATGACCACATTCCAGACGTGGTGTGTGTACCGATTGTGCCATTGGCAATGACTGTTGTCGGTGCAGGCCTTAGCTATGCCGCATCAGCAATGGCGCCTAAACCAAAGATTCCACGGCAGGATGATCCTAGCAGTGGCAGCGTAGAAAACTTCGAAGGCGAAAATATAAGCAATAACCGCAAATTTGCCAATGTAGACGGCTTTACCTCAGTTCAGCCGGTAGCCCGACTAGGTGAGGTGGCGCCGTTGGTGTTTGCTAAGCGCGAACAGTTCAACAGCCAATGGTTTGGTGGCGTTCGCGCTGAAACCAAACTGCTGTGGAGTCAATTATTAAGCCAAGGCGATGGCCAAGAGTTGGTAGCTTTATTTGCACTTAACTCCATGGCAATGGCTAAACCTGACCTTGAAGGTCTAGCCATCGGCGATACATTACTAAAAAACTATCAAGCCCCTAAGCTTTGCATTTATTACCGCAGCGGGGAATTAAACAATAGAATCAATGACAGCGATAAGATTGGCGGAAGTTTAGCACCAAGATTTAACACTGATTTGATTTTAGCTGAATATGCCAATGAAGGCCCAAAAGCTATTTTTAGCAGCACTCGCACGCCAACGGGCAGCACTGAATTTGGTACATATCAACCAGTACGTAATGGCCAGGACTGGCGGTTACAATTCAAGCGAGTTAAGGTTCGATGGGATACACGCAGCCCAACAACACAACAGTACGAATCATTCGGGCTAGCGGAAGCAGAACGATACAAGGTTCAGGCTTATTATGGCACATTTTGCGGCATCAATAAAATTGATAACACTGAAATCAGTGGTGTCTATAGGGAGAATCGCGAAGTAGATGGCAATGAAATTGAATATACAATTTATGCGGATCAAAGCGAACCACCGCGTGGATCGCAGGGGGTTGCCGACATCATAAACAAAAGAAAAACAATTGGCGAACAAGCGGATACTGCATTTACCATCGGTGAAACCTACTCAATTGGCTCAGCGCAAGGTGTTTGCATAAGTGCTAGCACAACAGCGCCATACGATGGAACATTTACCAAGAGCTATAGATTTAGGATTACATCCAGAGGCCTGGTAATGCTTTTGGGTGTAGGTAGCATCAATCACTATGCGTCCGTTGGTCCTTATGGTGCATTTACAACTGACCTAACAATCTCAAAGCTTGCCATTGCGAATATAGTTACCACCAGAGCTGTCAATCAAGTAGAAATAGGAATTAAATCAACTGTATATAAGAAATTCAATGGGATAGTAAATTTTGCAGGTATCCCGGCTGAATCACTTGCAGATGCCATTGAGGCAGGTGGAGGCACTGTAACGTATGGTACCTATTCTGACTACGGCATACGGTATTCATTTTTCTACGTTGAATACCGCAAATCAACTGGCTCACAACCATGGCAAAAAGTATATGACAGGCCATTTGGGATCAAAGGCATTGCGCCAGTCGCTCAGTTCAATTTTATCCGTTTAGCCTTTTATCAAGGCAGCGACATGTATGAAGTGCGCTTTGTGCCAGTGTCAGGTGGTGAATTTATTTTAAGGCATCAGCGCGCACGAATTTTAGATGCCAGTAGCGGCAACATACAAACATTTAGATCAACCAACGGTGAAGTTAGCATTAGCTATGCTGGCACTGATGAAGTTGCTATTGACTGGGAGAAGGGTACAAATTCAGTGATGTTTTATGGTGATAGATTAGCCATACCAGCATCTAACGCAGCAGTTACATCTATCCAGCCAAATTCATTGGCCACCAGTTCTATACCAGCCGAAGGCGTTTATGCCACATCAGGCGGTGGCGGTTCGGGCTTGACGGTACGAGTACGGCATGAGGAGCTGATTAACGCAGAGTCAGCCACTACGATCACCACTGGCTGGCGGCAGCGCTCACTGCATCTAGACGTCTTAGGGCTGCCATTGCCAGCAAGCGCAGGCCTAACAGCCACTCAAAGATTAACACTATACAACAATAGCAATCGCAGCAACATATTAGTAATAATTGATCTGTATAGCGTTGAAGTTGCTGATCCAGTTTACAATGCTGATATGATTACCGCTGGATACGGCAACGTTAAATATGGATGGATCAGTGAATTGCAAGTGAATGAAACCACTCAAGTTTATGGTTTTAATGGCAATGTAAATAATGGAGATACGTTTTCTGTAGATGTGCCTGGGGGCACGAGTGTAGGGATGAGATACAACACAACTATCACAACAATAACAAAGCTAGAAATTGCAAACCCCGGCAGCAACTATACATACCGCAGTACATTTACCGTCAATGGCACTAGCTTGCCAGCAATTATGATCCTTGGCATTGAAACCAAAGCAGCGCAGTCTGCCAATACATCAAAAGTATCAATATGGGATGCAGTGTCTGATGTATACCTATTCAGCGAAGAAGAAGGTAGCCATGAAGATAGCCCTGAGCATCAAATTGTCTACGTGAATGAACAGCGCAGAAACTTAACGGCGCCACGATATGAAAATTTAGCACTTAGTGCTATGCAATTACGTAGCGGCAAGGATTGGAACAGCTTTAGTAATTTTAGTTATTACGCCAAAACGGGGCACAGCATACCATTGATGATTAAGAGTAGCGGCGACGACGTTAATTCACCAACAAATTTAAGCGTCACAGGTGCTAGCCATTTGTTCCCGGAGATCCTACGTGATCTATTACGTTCCACTGTATATGGCTCCGGCTCATTGGTGCCAGAATCAATGATCGACTGGGATGGGTTCAGGGCTGCTGCCCGCGCATGTCAAGCTAATGGTTGGTTTTTTGATGGTGCAATAACCAGCCAGACAAATGTCAGAGAATGGGCCTATCAACATGCGCCATATTTTATGCTTGATTTTATAGTCAAAGGAGGCAAAATATCACTTGCACCTACTTATCCCATTGACCCTAAACTAACCAATGGATATGCCATTGATTACAACCGACCGCCAACAGTAAGCGCATTATTTACTGATGGTAACATCATCGAAGATAGCCTCGAAGTAAGCTGGTACTCCACTGAGCAACGTATCGCACCTCAGGTGGTAGTCAATTATCGACAGGAAATAGAAAATGGCTTTGCTGAAACCCGTAGTGTATTGGTGCGACTGCTTAGTTCAACAGAAGCGGCGCCAGTCGAGGCCGTGGATTTTACTGGTTTTTGCACCAGTCTAGAACATGCCAAAACTTACGCTAAATTGCTCATTCAAGTGAGGGCAAATACCACTCATACTATTACATTTAAAACACTACCAGAATCTATCGCACTTGAGCCAGGCGCTTATTTTAAGTTGTTTAGTGTAGCGCGACATGTTACATCATTTGAAAATGGTTACATTCTAGACTCCGGAAAGGTAGTTACAAGTACCAGCCTGAATGGGCAACAAAATGTGAATGTATATTGGTGGCGGTCTGGCATGCCCAAGGTTGAGTCAGGATCAATGACCGTTGATAGCAATGGTATTGCGACTGACCGTAAATTCTTTGGAGCAGTATTTACCGTTTATGATGCTTCCGATCAATACCCACGATTATACAAGGCCGAATCAATCAGCTATGATGAGGATGGCCTTCTTGAGATTGGCGCCAGCCATGTTGGCACCAATGCAGCAGGCGCTATTTCTTATCTAGATTTAGACGATAAGAAATTTACAATTGAGGTGCAGTCATGAGTTCACCCCAGGGCCCTAATTTTCCAGATCTTGTGCCTAGCGCACGGTCAATGTCACCTGGTGATTTTGCAAGTAAGGCATTTCGTTCACAAAGCGGCATTGAATCGCGGGTGCAATATGGCAATAAAGCATTTAATAAAACTTTAGACTTAGAATATAACAACATTACTGATGCTTTAGCAGCATCAATTCATGATCATTATTTAGCTTGCAATGGGACGTTATACTGGTTTTCTTTATTGGAGCGACCAAAAGCAGGGGCACAGGGTTTCCATAACCCCAGCGGTAAATTTGTATACGGTCAAGCTTATACTGATGTGCCAGGATTTGTTGGGACAACGTTTTATTTTGGTTTAGATACAACCAAGAATCCTACGGCATGGTTTACAACTGCATCACCAGTTAATGGTGTAGTGCCGCATCCGAGTGACTCGCCACCGCCAATTGGTACTTCTGTTACCGCTTCATCATTAACCGGTTACTACCCAGACCCAAATCCCAATGCTTATGGTAGTGCTAGGTACAGCGCCACGCCGTTTGGGCTAAAATACCGTTATGCGGAACCACCGCAGTTTAATAGTGTAAAACCTGGCCGTATGTCGGTTACAGTGAAGCTAATTGGTGTGCTTGATTCATGACTTATTACAGCGGCAAAGATGGCACTCTGACTTATAGCGGCGACTCAGTCGCCAAGGTTTCAAGCTGGAGCTTTTCTAGTAGTGTTGACACGCTGGAAACCACAGCGCTTACAGATGGTGACCGCTCTTACGTGCCTGGCTTGCGTCAGTGTAGCGGTAGCGCTACGATCTTTTATTATGAACAGGCGCAAAATAATGCACCAAAACCTTTGCTAGCGCGCATTGTTGGCACAAGCGCCGTTAGCGAATCTGACATTATAGGAATTAAGCTTGGATGGGGCGGCAAGTATATACAAGGCAATGTCATCATCACCAGCGGCGAATTGAACTGTGCGGTAGGTGAAGTAATGCAAGCTAGCATTCAATTTCAATTTACCGGGCCATTGACTGGAGTTACCTTATGACGGTCTACGTAGGTGAATCTGGCAACGTAGAGTTAATCAGGGATAGTGGCGACACGATCACAGGGACAGTCAAGGTTTCAAACGTGGACGCCAGCAAAGGCAGGTTTGGCTTTGATTTGCAATCAAGCGCCCTTGTGACAGGTGATTTTGTTGAATTCAGCAGCAAGACTACGTTATCTTTTGTGTCTGGATGTACCGATACAAAGGGAAACTGGTTTGTCAATGTTGATCAACTTGGCGGACTGCGCCTATATACCACCTACTCCAATGCCATTGCTGGCACCTCGACTGGCAGGGTTGCACTGGCCGCTCCAGCGTCGGACATTGCGATCACATGCACAATCTTAAACGCAACGCCTCGGCTGCTGGGACAGATAGTCGGTTATGAACTGTCTACCGATAGGGAAGCAGTTGACACGACTGGGCTTGGCGATGAATTCAGGAATCAATACAGCACATTGATCACAGGATCCGGCAGCATTAATTGTATTTTTGACTATGCCACTGCAGGCGACACTGAGATTGCGGTATATTTACATAACTTAATTTTGCGCCAACAATTTGGCAGTGACTTTAAGGCCAATCTTTATCTATTGCGCGAAGGCCAGGCGACGGGAACTAACGCGGAAAACGATGCGGTGTGGTATGAGATTAATGGTATCATGACAAATTCAGCAGTCAAGTGCACTGCAACCGATATTATCGAAAGTCGATTTACGTTTGTAACAACAGGCGAGATTAAACTGAGGGTACAAACCACTACGTGGGCAGATCTGCTACTTAGGGCTGGTGGTGATAGACTGGTGCTAAGCACCGCTGATGGTGACATTTTAGAACTTGGAGAGGAACTGTAATGGCCAACCAGCGGATAGATGAGTTAAACCCTGAAACAGCGCCAGCAGCATCAGATCTACTCCCCATATATTCAATAACAGGTAGAGATACCAAGAAGATTACAGTTCAAACATTGATAGGTTCAGGGGTTGTGCTAATTAGCGATGGCTCTATTCCCGCTGCCAAAGTAAATCTTAGTGGCATCAGTGGCACCAATCTTACCGACGGAACCGTCACTGTCGCCAAGCTTAATACCAGTGGCATTCCCGTGGCTAGCGGCCTAACGGCGGCCAGTGGAATTCTGGGACTGGTGGCACCCACTAGCCCAATTCAGCGCAACGGAAGCACTGGTAGCCTTGAGCACGCAAACAGCACGGTCGCATCTGGCGTTTGGACCAAGGTGACAGTGGATGCCAAGGGCCACGTGACATCTGGCACCACGCTACTTGGCACTGACGTGCCCCTTGCTACCGCCTCTGTTGTTGGTGTTATCTCGCCTGGCACGGGCCTCAGCGTTACCGGCGCTGGCGTACTAAACCATAGCAATTCACTTGCGTCAGGCATTACCGTCAATGGCGTGACCGTTGATCAGCAAGGCCACGTGACTGGCATAGTTGCGCTGGCATCGACTGATCTGCCTAAAGCTAGCGCTGGCGTGCGCGGCGCTGTTAGTCCGGGCACCGGCACCTCAGTAAATGGCGATAGTGTATTAAGCGTTACGGCAGCCACGTCTAGCACGTTAGGCGGTGTGATTGTCGGCAGTGATTTTGCTGTCAACACCGGCACCATTTCGCTGGCGGCTCGGGCTGGCCTTACTGCTGGCACCTATCCCAAGGTGACGGTAACCACCAAGGGCATTGTAACCGCAGGCACAACGCTAGACCCCGTGATAGATATTCCAAACCTAGATGCCAATAAGATCACAACAGGAACGTTAAGCGCCAGTTTATTTGGCACTAACTCAATTACTGGGCCTAAATTAGCCGATTACTCTACTATTAAATTTGGTGGCGCAGGTAGCACCAGCGGTGTGGTTACATTCCCGACGCCCGACTTTACGGGCCAGGGATTCTTCGATAGCACTAACGGCGACTACTACATCTATGATGGCAACACCTGGCAACCGTTGACAGTCATCAGCGGGAACCTTGTCTATGCTGGTACGTATAATGGCAACACAAATAGAGTTGCATCTGTAACAACTGCAGGCACTGCAGGCGGCCTAGTTGTCGGCAACGCACTGCCCGCTGGTTCGGCAACTTTAAACCAGTATTACGTTGTTGTATCTGAATCGGGCAATGGCGTGTCACCTGCACCGGTGGTAGCGCTCGCGCCGCCGGACATGATCATTTGCAATGGCGCAACTTGGGATCTAGTTGACGTTTCAAATGCTATTGCAGGTCAAACCGCAACTAACATTTCCGTAACGCCATATGGCAACCTTGCTTCCACTAACGTTCAAACGGCACTGCAAGAACTAGACGACGAAAAGATCGCCAAAACCGGTGGAGTTGTAACAGGTGAATTACTAATCGGTACTACTGGCACGTTTGGTTTTGAAGGTTCCACTGCTAACGCTTATGAAACTTATTTGTCGGCGGTTGATCCAACGGCTGACCGCGCCATCGTATTCCCTGATCAGTCGGGCAACGTAATCGTCAGCGGCAATGCCTCGATTGTCAATGCCGACATCAACGCCAGCGCTGGGATTGTAGACACCAAGTTGGCCACCATTGCTACTGCTGGCAAGGTCAGCAATAGCGCCACTACTGCCGCAAATACAAATACGGCGAGCGCTATTGTGGCTCGCGATTCGTCTGGTAATTTCAGCGCTGGCACAATCACTGCAACCCTGACTGGTACTGCTAGCAGCGCCACGGCATTGGCTACAGCTCGCACCATTCAAGGCGTTAGCTTTGATGGCACCGCAAACATTACAGTTGCCACCGCTGGCAGTGGCATCAGCGTTACCGGCACTGCAATTGCAAATACCGGTGTTTTAAGCGTCAACGGCAATGCGGGCGCCATCACAAACATTGCGGCAACCAATGCCGTTCAGTCATTCACTGTTGCTCAGCGTGGGACGGTATCAGCATTGGGCGCTGTATCTGCCGGTACGACGACACTTGATCTTGCCACTGCCAATAATTTCAGCCTTAGCTTGCCCGCAGGTGGGGCGGTAACGCTTGCTAATCCAAGCAATCAAACTGCTGGCCAGTCTGGTGTTGTGACAATCACTCAAAACAGCGGCACTGCGGCCACCGTTGCCTATGGAGGCAACTGGAAGTTCCAAGGTGGTGCGCCCAGCGTGAGTACCACGCTTAGCAGCGTAAACGTGATTGCTTATTACGTTGAATCTTCTAGCCGCATTACCGCCCAACTGCTTACCAACACCGTCTCATGATTGTTCCAGGTTCTGTTAATCCTTTACTGCTGGCATCTGCTGCCGCTGCTGGCGGACTCCAAGTGAGTAGATCCCTCCGCTTCAATGGCAGCGTCGATAGTGCATATTTGTCTAGGACTCCGGCATCTGCTGGTAACCGTAGGACTTGGACTTGGAGCGGCTGGGCAAAGCGGAGCAAGATAAACAGTAGCTGGGTCCCCCTCTTTGAAGCTTACGACGGCTCTAGCTTGGCGGAAGCCAATTATCTCCAGCTCACATTTTATTCAGATCAAATTGGCTTGGCAACAGACACTGTATGGCTTCGCCGTACCACAGCAGTTTATAGGGATTATTCAGCTTGGATGCATGTAGTTTGCGCATTTGACACAACACAATCTACTGGCGCAGATAGAGTAAAAATTTATGTAAATGGGGCACAAGTTACTGCATTTACGACCTCCAGTGATCCAACTATTAATACCGATTACGGCGTTAACAGAAATGTTGAGCATAAGATAGGCAGGAGGCAGTCAACAGACTACTTCGACGGCTACCTAGCCGACGTTTACTTCATCGACGGCCAAGCACTTACCCCGGCATCATTTGCGGAGACTGACGCAACCACCGGGCAGTGGATACCTAAAGCATTTAGCGGCGGCAGTTATGGCACCAATGGTTTCTATCTGAAATTTGACGATAACAGCAGCAACACCGCCAGCACCTTAGGGAAGGACACTTCTGGTCTGGGCAACAACTGGACCCCGAACAATTTTAGCGTTTCTGAATATCCACGTTCCACAGACTTAATCTCTTCTGTTTCCCTCAACACTCCGAGTGCCGGCAGAACAACTGTCACGTTTGCGGGCGCTAGCGGGCTTGGCGCCTTAAGTTCTGGAAAACGTATTTATCAATCCAACGCATCTTTAGTCAACACTTCTATCTCTGGAACAATTAAACAGTTTAATACTTCCAATCCACATGACGCCATTTATGGCGATCCATGGGACGGGGATACTTCTACAATTCTTTCGCTAGGCAGTCTTTGGCTTCCCACTCCCAGCAATTATGCAGGCGTTATTCTTACTCCTTCGACAGGTGTTGCGTATTCAACTTTAAGAGTATACGCTCGTACTGGGACAAACGGCACAATTACATATGGTGTAAGCGTTAACAACGGAGCATGGCTTGGGAGTACGGGATCTATTGGGGAAGGGTGGGTAAATTGCGGTGGCCCTGGTACTTTAACCTCTCTTAGAGTTGGAAATATCAATACTGGCGGCGGCTTCCAACCATACTGGGGTTGGGCGGCTATTGAGCTTGACGGGCAAATTTTGGTGAACAACCAGTTTTTACCGGGCGCTTTCGTTGTTTCTACATCTGGGTCTCAGGTTGTCCTGAGAGACGTTGTTGGTACATTGGCAACAGGTCAAACTCTTGTTAATCCTACAGTCGACACTGTCAACCAAGAGTGCGACTCTCTAAGAGATAGCCCATCAAACTCAACTTCTAGCCCCACAGCTTCTGGAAACTATTGCACATTTAATCCCTTAATTCGTTCTTACGGCTCGACATCTTCTCCTGGAAATGGAACTGCATCGTTGCTCAATGGCAACTTAGCGTTAATATGCGGGTACGCTTTTACTGGTTCTAGTGTTGGCACTGTTGGCTTTAGGGCTGGAAAGTTCTACTGGGAAATCGCTTATAGTGACGGCGGTGTAGATATTGGAATCGCACCATCAAGTTCCAGCTCCGGAAGTCTATATCCATCTGGAGCGTATCTCTATGCCAGCGGGGGTAGCAAATGGTCCTCTTCTGGAGGAAGTCAGTCCTATGGAACAGCTTTTACTGCTGAGTGCATAATTGGTGTTGCTGTAGACCTTAATGCTGGAAAAGTTTGGTTTTCCAAGGACGGAGTGTGGCAGAGCGGCGGCGATCCAGCGTCCGGAACAGGAGAGGCATTTAGTGGCCTAAATGGTGAGTTTGTTCCATTTGTCCAGGATAATTACTACTACAGCGGTTCAAAACTTAGTGCCAACTTTGGTCAACGCAGTTTTATCTTCTCAGCGCCGTCAGGGTTTCTGTCCCTCTGCACTACAAACCTGCCCGCGCCATTAGTCACAAAGTCTAATACGGTGATGGATGTTGCGTTATATACGGGTAATGGAGGAACGCAAAGTATTACTGGCTTGGCGTTTAATCCTGATTTTGTGTGGTTAAAACGCCGTAGTTCTGCGCAAGCTCACTACCTCTACGACGTAATTCGTGGTACATCATCCGTTCTGTATTCTGATGGTACTGATGCAGAGCAATCAATCTCCACTGGACTTACATCATTTAACTCTGATGGGTTCAGCCTTGGTTCGCTATCTGGAGTAAATGCTTCCGGATCGACGTATGTTGGATGGGCCTGGGACGCAGGCACCACAACAACCACAATCAACGCTAATGCTTACTCTGCCGGAGTACCCAGCATCACTAGTCAGGTGAGGGCTAATGCTAGTGCGGGGTTCTCGATTGTTACTTATACAGGTACGGGATCCGCAGCAACGGTGGGGCATGGATTAGGCGTTGCGCCAAGTTTGCTAATTGTCAAGCAGAGAAATGCAGCAAGGCCGTGGGAGGTGTATCACAAAGACCTTGGGGCTAGTTACTATCTTGAACTGAATGTAACAAACGCTAAGGGCGGTCCGTATTCAGGCTTGTGGAACGACACTGCACCCACTTCAACTGTATTTAGCATCCTAAATGATGGTGGCAGTAATGCAAGCGGTGGCACGTATGTAGCATACTGCTTCGCCCCAGTAACCGGGTACTCTAATGCTTTTTCGTATAGCGGGAATGGATCGAGCGATGGGCCTTTTGTGTACCTTGGGTTCCGCCCACGGTTAATACTTTTGAAGGTCACCAATACAACGGGACCTTGGTATTTGTTCGACACAGCACGTAACACCTATAACGTAATGAACAACCGCCTAGAAGCAAACTCCAGTTCTGCTGAAGCATCCGATAGGAACGTGATTGATGCTTTATCCAATGGCTTCAAGCTGCGAGATGTCGATGCTGTGTGGAACCAAAACGGAAACACTTACGTCGGTTTTGCTTGGGCCGAATCCCCCCTCAACTACTCCCGCGCTAGGTGAGTAGTGGACACGTCTTCTAGCCTAGATTAGACTTATCCCATTGCATACATCTCATGTTCATTTTCAATAATCAACCGCTTAGTCCTGACAGCGCATTTACTGATCCAAAAACCGGCATCCAATACCCAGCTAACTGGCTGCGGCTTGCTAGCCCCGAGGAGCGGGATGCAATTGGCATCACCGAGGCGCCCGATCCAGCGCCATATGATCAACGCTTCTACTGGAGTCCCGATCTACCCAAGGACCACGGCCAACTGGTTGAGCAGTGGATCAGCACCACCCGCACAACAGCCAACACACTACTGGCGCCTACTGACTGGCAGGTGATCCGTGAAGCTGACAACAGCAAGCCGATGGATGCCGCCATCAAGGCTGACCGTCAACTTATCCGTGATGCTGCTGGCATCAGAATTGCTGCAATCAACGCCACCACTACCACTGAAGAGCTAGCCGCTTATATCACCAGCGCTGGCTACAGCGATTGGAACTCCGCTCCTGTCAGAGTGCCTTCTGGTGATGTGGTTTCCTTTAGCAATGGCTTCACCTCGTCAGGATTTGGGCTTTGAACTAGGCCGGGACCAATCTTGTTACTAGAGCGATGGCAATGGAAAAAAGCGTTACACTATCTCTTTCCCATTGACCAATGGCAGTCAAAAGCAAAACTGGCGTAGCTAGCGCCAAGCATGTTGTCATCTCACATCCAAAGACTACATCTATTGGTCAAGGACAAAATTCACGCCCACGACGCAAGGGGAAGAAGCCCACAAGGGGACAAGGTGGCTAATAAGCCATTACAATAGGTTAATAAAGGAAGGCCCATGGGACAAATTGTTGCTGGTGGCGTGCAATTTGAGACTCACATTGAAGCTGATCACCGTGGGCGAATTCTACAAAGTGGACCGGACAGTGGGGCGGTTGATGCTTTTGGGCGAGCGAGGGTAAGCTTTCCGTTTACGCTTTTTGATAGCACAATGCGCTATGACAAGCGTCCAGACCAATGGTTTGACAGCTTGACTGGCGGTGGCACATCTACTTTCTTGACCAACGAAAGTAGTGTGGCAATGACCGTCTCCACTGCGTCTGGCGATACTGTACTGCGAAGAACAAAGCAAAACCTTCCCTATCAGGCCGGGAAGAGTTTAATGATCTTGCAAAGCTTTGTTGGTGCCACTCCGACCAGTGGCCTTACTCAGGAGGTGGGCTTTTTCAATGATGACAATGGTGTCATGCTGCGAGTTAGTGGAACCACTCTTCAATTTGTGGTAAGGAGTAATACGACTGGCTCAGTGGTCGAGGATGTGGTGAACCAATCAGACTGGAATATCGACACACTTTCCTCCATTGACATCTCAAAGGCTCAAATTTTCACGGCAGACATTGAATGGCTTGGGGTGGGAAGAGTAAGAGTTGGCTTTGTTGTCAATGGCGAAATCACTTATTGTCATGAATTTGGGCACTTCAATGTCCTAAATAGCACGTACATGGCCACTGCTATTTTGCCGCTGTCATACCGCATTCACAATAGTTCCTCCCAGGGATCATCCCATACGATGAAGCATATTTGTTGCAGTGTACTGAGCGAAGGCGGATACGAACCAGATGGAGCCACCTACTCTGTTAGTCATAGCCTTGCCTCTATTCCAAATGTATCAGGAGAAAGAATAACTGCTGGTATTCGCATGGCAAGCGGTCGTACCAATAATGTAATTCTTCCCGTAAAAATATCTACCGCCGCTGTCTCTAATGACATAATATTGTGGAGATTGCGCTTGAATCCCACCTTGTCCGGCGTAACATGGACAGCAGCTTCTAATGGTCGCGGAAACGTAGAGGTGACAACAAGTGGCACTGCCACTGGCGGCACTGTAGTGGATTCTGGCTTTATTTCTCAAGACTCATCTGCCACTTATGCAATGGACACTGCCATTCGACTGTCTCTTGGCCAGGATGCGTCTGGAGTGAGTGACACGTTGATATTAACCGTGGATAGTGGAGCCAATGCTCAAGCGCTTGGAATGATTGGCTGGGTGGAAGTTGTCTGATTGGGCTTGATCTGGTACAGTTGGCCGAGAACCGTTGAGTCTGAATATGTCGCCAGACTGGCACCCCGCCGAAAGATGGCAACGCGCCGAAGATGATGCTTGGTGGGACAGTTTAAGTCACAAGCAACGAAGCCAAGCGTTTCGGCAGGTTATTAAATTGATGCACAAGGCCGAAGTGATCGACAAGCTGCCTTACGCTGACGCAATGCACGCTGTCTTTGAAGTGGACTATATTGATGGATTGAACTATTATTTAGAATTGCGCGATCTTATTCATCAAGATGACGCAAAGATGCAATCTCGCAAGTCGATCGGCATGGATGGACCAATTGATAGTATAGACGGCTAGTCAGGGCAATACCAGCGGAAAATAAAGCTAAACCGATTACGACTTCCATTGTGAATAAGATTTACTTTGTGTCGGGAAGTTGCCATGTAATGCGAAGTTCGGCGCCAAGCGCTTTGATTGCATCACTGGCGTCCTCTGGGGCACTGTGAACAATCATGACTGACGGAACAATGGCATCTGGCAGTGCTGTAATTGTAGCCACTGGGAAGAGCTCCTGAGCCTTTTCTGCAAGCTTTGCTGCAGTGGCAAGTCTTCCCTCCTCGTGCCATTGATCTATCAGGGGCGCAATCTGGCGATCTACGGATTCCATTACAAACGTGGTCTTCCACTCCGCCCAATCAGACCTGCAATACTCCATAAGCCGCTTGAACCATGGATTGGCAGCCAGCGAAGGCCATTGTTGCACCGCCCATAAACCAGCCTCATAGCAAACCGCATTGAACCACGCTGCTTTGTTCATCCTTCCTGAAAAACGCTGACAAATACCGTGCCTGTCTTGGTTAGTGGAAGAATTTTGTCTTTGAGATCAATGTTTTTACAGCGCACGCAACCATGGGTCGGAAATAGTTGTTGAGTAGGTGCCCATGCGCCAGGCCAACCACATGCCGATCCCCCGCCGTGGATCATAATGCCGGCCCGGCCAAACTTGTTTTCTTGATTCTCCAGCTCTACCAAATCAAAGCTATACCATCCATATGACATCAAGGTACGATCATATTCAGGAGTGCCTCCAACATTATCATAATCTTTATAGATTTGCCCAATTTTATACAAGCCGACAGGCGTATCAGAGTTGGTAAGCTTAAATTCAAAATCGCTGTATTGTCCACGGGCTAGACAGGGGATTTCCCATAGAAGCTTTCCTTCGTAAGAAAAAGCTTTCATGGTTTCACTAATGTCGTTGACAATAAGATGAAAGTCACCCTTCTTGAAACCAAAATCTTGAGGGCGCTTGGTTGGTCCAATCATTGGAAGGGAGGATTGAGGAGAGTATTGTTTCATTAAACGCGACAGCTTTGCCGGATAATCTGGATCAGTGGCGTAGGACTGATCCTTCAGCATGCGAGCGGCAGCATAGCGATTGGGTGCATTGTTAATGCCCTTGAATTGATGATAGTCTTTGTACCACCTTGTGACCAAGTATTCTATGCAAGCCGCGAGACTAGGAAAGTCAATGAAGCCATCAGTGATATTCACCCATTGACCATCGTACCACTCTTGTGTAGACACGCTGGATCCGCTACCTTTCAGGCCAAGAAAATTATTCCGACCAGACACGTATTGTCCAAAGCCACTTTCTAGGCAGCATTGCGCAGCCACAAGTTCTGGAAAGCGAGCACCACATTGCCGGGCAATAGAAAAGCACTCGTTCCAGAATTGCTCATTGGCTGCCATCAGCTTTTCACTCGGAAAATTGCCTTGAGGCCAGTCAGCACAAGCTGAACGACGTTATTGCTTTTCCAGGGTGTGTGCTGAATCACTTGGTCCAAGGCGGCAATGATGATGCCGCCCACAACAAACCATTCAACTCCAGACATGGCGATCAGTAAAAGAGTCCACTAAATCCTAGCGCCGAATCTCCAAAGAGCGCACACGAGCCTCAAGGTTTTTTATGTTTTCAGTGAGGGCATCAAGTTTTTCCGCTATATTTTCCACTTGCGTAGTAATCTTTACTTGTTGATTGCCAATACTCATCATCATGCCACCTGTAGCCAGAAGCATGCCAGCAGTAATGCTTACTGCTAAATTAGCCAATGCATTCTGCCACTTTTCCATGGATTAGCAAGAGAATTTTCTCCATTCTAACTGCTTGCGCGACCTTGCCGATTTGCGACTAGGCTTGATGCAGTGACAATGCATTATTGCCATGGGAAAGGGAAACGAAGCCGATCTCCTTCTGTATTCTCTTTCTGAATTGCGCCCTGGCGAAGCAAAACGTAGATTTCGTAAAAGTATTTTTGAGGATTATCCTAAAAAAGGATTCCTAGGTCAATGTGTTTGTGCTTATTGCGGAGAATGGAATGAAAAGTTGACCATTGATCATATTGTACCCAAGAGCAAGGGTGGGCCGCATTTTGCTAAGTGGAATAATGCTCCTGCGTGCTTATCGTGCAATGCAGCAAAAGGAAGCTTGCCAGTTTTTGAGTGGTGGCGTCCGCAAAAGTTTTGGACAATGGAAAGAGAGCAAGCGTTGCTATCTTGGGTGCATAGCAATAGCTTTGTTAGTGCCCATAGCGCCATTGGATCATGGGAGGAGTGGATGGAACAACAGCAGCGAGTGTTACCGATACACGAACACTCAAATTTAGCCATGTCCTGGCCGCCCTCGCTGACTTGTCTGAGCAAGGGAGGCCATTCTACTTTTTAGCCCAGTCTGTAAGATTCTTCCGGCTGATGTTCAAGCTTGTTAATCAATCTTGATAGATACCATTGTGCTTTTTTTGCATTTTGCAATGGAGTGTCTTTGTCCCACATGCGTAGGATATAGCGCAATATTTGGGACTGACAATTGCCAGACACTGGATCAGCAGCCTTTTCAATTGCATCTTCGATCACTTCGATCACTTCAAAGCGGCGATCTGTGTAGTGCTGGGGATTGTTGATAATGTCGTGCATGGTTCAGAATTGATAGTTGTTTGCGGCAAAAGCCTCAAAGGCTTCAGGTGCCACTGGTGAGCCCAGTTCGATCAGTGCATTGGCGTAGGCAATAATCTCTCCTTGGGCGCCATCCTGCTTGCGAAGACTGATGAAATGCAGCAGTGCATGCAAGGAGCATGTCCAGGTGAAGCTGGTATAAAGCGCAGCAGGGAGAACGGCTCGTGCCTGTTCCTTGCTCACTCCCATCAGCAGAAGCTCGGCATAGGCCGCTGTGGCCGCCCCCAGAGCCCTTGACCATTCAAGCTTGGCACTCTGCTGGGTTCCAGAAGGAAGGGCCTCTCCAGAGGCCTGACGATTGCTTTTCGCTTGGGCCAAGAATTGCTTGGGCATGTAGAACTGTGCGTCCTCGGCGGAGCAATAGCGAAAGCTTTTTTCGTTCCAGCCAAGCTGATCGTCAACATAGCTAGAGGCCACTGTATGCTTCCACCATTGCCTAGCCACAAACAATGGAGCCTTCACCCGCCATTTGAAAACTACCCCCCTGAATGGCGACGTGTGATGATGATCGGCTAGGTAGCGAAGAAGCTTGCCATCTTGCTCGGCCCATTCCGTGCTTTCCTTATCAAAGCTTTGCCTGGCGTCATTAACAACGGAAAGACTATTTCCCATTGAATCCACCAAGGCAAGGTAACTTTGCCCATCGTCCAATGGGCAGCATTCATTACTTGTCATTTTCAGTTGTAATACCAGATGGGGCAATCAAAGTCCGAACAGCTAATGCTACTAAGAACCATTGCCAAAAGCCTAAAGTGATCAATGGGAAAAACATTGCGCAACAAACGCTAAGCAGATAAGCACGCAGGCAATAGATAGCAAAGATAGATAGCGCAGTGCCAGCAAAATTGCCTAAGGTTTTTGCAATTGCTTCAGTTTCAGATGTCATGATGGAATAAAGGAAATGGGACGGATGCGTTGAATTGCCACTGTATCAGAGACAGAAGAATCTTCCTGGTCCCAGGTGACGACAGCTTTTTTCCTTCCATTGAGACCAGTGAAGCCCTGGAAGTCTCCCAAAAAGCTTGTTGGAACCAGTCCGGCTGCCGTGAAGGCAACCAACACCACTCGCTCTCCAATGCTCCATGCATAATCCCGAGGCAACCGCCGCATTCTATGCCTTTTGCTGGATGGATGCAATATCCTAGGGCTTTCCGAACCAGTGTTTGCGGTGATTTCGCCTTTGTCCACGGCCTTGGCAAAGCTGTTGCGTCCATCCCGATGTCCTAGCCTAACGATAAATGAGAATCGACTCATGGTCTTCGGCATTGCAATGGAAATGAAGTACAATGGCAAAACAGTTCATGGTACTATGGGCCCATTTCAGCATTCTGCGGAGCGAGAATTTGCAATGACGGTCAATCGTCGTGCAATTGACAATTGTTCTGACTTGTCACAATTAAAAACTGCGTCCAAGCAGTTGCTGGAGGGTTGGGCATCAATGCAGACAGCTTTTCAAACAGTAATGCTTGAAAATATGCAACTTCGTCAAACACTGGCAAAGCAAGCGCTTGACTTGCGTGCGGCTGACGAAATTCTCAATGAAGCCGCAGAGACTGTGCAGCAATATGCTCCGCAACCAAAGAGAGCCAAGCGGTTTCTTTGGCCATGGTAGAAGTGAGAAGGAAGATTGTCCATTGACTGGTATAAGCAAGATTGTACTTTTGGCAATCACGCTCATACCCTGATCCAGTTACATGCCGCCCACGAATATAAACTCCGCCTTGTATTTCAATGCCCGTGCGGCTTTGAGGGTGAGCAAAATCTAGTCGGTACCTTTTAGATCGCTTGCTTTTTAAGTGGCGCTCTTGAAAATCTCTTTCCCATGCATCAATATCAGAAAATTCTCGCTCAAGAATAAGCTGTGGATGGTGGGCTTGCCAAAGGCTGTGAAAGTCGTCTTCAAGAGCGCTCAATGTTTAGACCATGGCTTGTCTTACCCTAGCACCTTGTCCTTGATAGGGTCCGGTGTAAGGCTTATCTGCGTTTTCGTCTAAGCGATAAAGCATCACCTGAGCAATGCCTTCATTTGCATAGATGCGAATGGAGAATCCTGTCGGATTGACAAGGCAAATAGTCAAATGACCGCTCCATCCAGGTTCGATTGGCGTGATATTAGTGATCAATCCACACCTTGCATAGGTGGATTTGCCTTGAGCAATGGCAAATACATTATCTGGCATAGAAATCAGCTCAAGACTGACGCCAAGGCCAAAACTATGGGGAGGGAGAATAAAGAAAGTGCTGCCGTCAATAGCTCTTGGTGCTGCATAGCAAAGAGTTGGATCGCTTAACTTGGGGTCGAGTATGGCGTTAGCTTTGTTGGCGCCATTGAAAACTAACAGCTCTTCCGGAGATAAACGAATATCGTAGCCCGCTTGGGAAAGGCCAAAAGAAATGGCCTTTACTCCATAGTCAAGCGTACGTTGCTTCTCTCCGACAAAGGGCAAAAATACATCCAGCTCAGCAAGCTTTTGTATTTGATTGTCGCAAAGAAAACTTCCCATCAGAATGCATCTTCGGCTTCGTTTACCCAGACGCTGGCATAGCCCTTTGCGCCATCGCGTTGGCCCTTCACTTTTACGGAGCCCGTGTATCCTGGAGCTCGATCGGACGATCGCTTGGTGTTATCCCAAACGGCCATTTCGAGGCTGTAGTTCCCTCGCTCGTTTGGACCTGCTTCCTTTAAGGCCTTAAGCACGTCAGGGGTGAGGTCAATGGCAGCAGTGATGGGCGGCTTGTTAGCCATGGTGTCTCCCTAGGGGATGATGGTTGGTGCCCAGTTGGGCTTGCTAAGTTTACCCTTTATCGACGGTAAGCGCAAATGCTTTGCCGCCTGGGTAGTGCTCTATGAAATATCTCTTTACCATGTCCTGAACAATTCGCTGCTGGCAGACCAGCTCGAAGCCATCAAGATGCACCAGTTGCAGAACTGGCTCGCTTTCTTTGTTTTCCGGGTCGTAACAGGCTATTACGCACCATGCTTCATCTACTGGTTGTTGATACATTTGAGATGCCGCCATGGAATAAGCGCCTAATTGGCGCTTGTAATCCGCCAATTGATAGTCTGGCTTCTCCTTGAAGCTAGTCTTCCAGTCAACCAGCGCAATGGCTCCGCTGGTCATCTCTGCCACCATGTCCAAGGTGCCACTAAACCCTATGCCTAGATCAGCATTGAACCATGACACAGCACTTTCCACTAACAACGGCCTCTTCACTCCTGCGAGGAACGGTTCTGCTGCCTTGAAGTATGGCTGCCAATCAGGGGCCTTGTCAAGATGATGCTCAACATCCTCTCCGCCAAACCAATCCTCCAATACAGCGTGAAGCCAAGTGCCACGATTGGCCGCTAGTCTAGTTCGACGATTTGCCTCCTCATCTCCTACTTTCTTGCGCCAATTCATTAGTGCCATAATTTTAGAAGCTGGCGCTAATGCAGACAAGAACGTGGTAACAGAAGGCAAAAGCATGCCATTGGGCACGTTGGGAAAATCAAGACATTGATAGTGCCTTTTTCCGTTTAAGCTAATGCGCTGTGGATGGAAGTGCTTGAATGAAGTCATAGAGGGCTGTCAAATAAAGATCCGTCCTTGTTACATACAACCATGCCCGCAAAGGTTTTTGCGAGCATGGCCGCAGCCCTGCTTACTTTTTTCTTATCACATAATCCTTCGTCCATTCAATTGCGTTACCCTCCAGGCAGGCACTTCGCAAGTCATCAATTTCTTTTTCCATTGCATCTTTTGCCATCTTGATTCCTTCATCTTTTGTCCACGAAGTGATCAGGGTGCTAATCACATTGGCAAACATCTCGGCATCCTTGATGTCTTCTCCCTTGGAGAGACCAAGGTTTTGCAAGGCATTTTTGCCTAACATCATGCTGGATCTTTCGTCAGCCTTGCCAAGGGGATTGGCCTTACAGAATCCAAGAAGCGCTGCTTTGCCGTCAAACTCAACGGTGGCAGGGGTGGCAGAAGCTTCAGTTGCTCCAGTTGTAGATACAGTTGCTGGAGTTGGCGCTGCTTTCTTGCTTGCCCTCGAAGCAGGCTTCGCTGCCTCCTCAGATGACGAGCCTGTGGCCGTGGTCGCCGAGTCATTGTCGCTCCTGGGGATGTCTTCCCCTGAGTAGAGTTTGAGGCCGAGACCGGTGAAGGTGGCAATGCATTTAACGCTTGCACGTTGAATATTGTCGCTGACGGCACGAGCGTCAAGCTTTGCTAAAGCATTGTGTTTATTGTCCATCAAGGGAAAGACCAGCGCTGTAGTGCGTCGTTGTCCGTCTGTTAGGTATGGCCTCAAAAGCCAGCAACCATCCTGACCGAAAACCGGCCAACCGTGTTCGCGTTCTTCAAATGCCACATATACAGAAGGAAAGCATTCCTTAAGGTAGCGAAAAGCAAACGGCCAGGAAAGATAGGAAAGGCCTTTGTAGTTCTTTTCCACGTGCTCCCCAATGGGGAGTTCATAGGCCTTTGTGAAAGCATCAAGAGATATTTCCAATGGCAGGAAGCTACCTAAAATTCGTTCGACCAGCATCATATTGGTCGGTGATTCAGAAGAAGATGTCATTATCAGAAGGGAGAAAGATGGGCAGAGTCAAGCTTGTAATGATTGTCATAAAAAATAACCAACCTCTTTGGCTTTTCGCTTTCGTCTGTCACCAGACTTGATCCTGGCAATGCCCAGCTTTCTGTGAGCCTGATGTCACTAATTCCTTCTGTCTCTAATTCGTCGTAGCCCTCATCCATTGCTGATTGCTCGTAGCAAAGCAGCACAGGAATATCTCCGTAGGTGTCGTGTGCTTGCTGGCAGATCTTGGTAAGTTCGGCTAGGTTCATGATGACAATGGCTGAGACGGCAAAAGGGTGGTGTGATCAATGATTTCAGGCCAGACATCGTCGGAGACGATACTGCTGTATTCAGGGCCTGTGGAGCGCAAGATGCGCTCAACAGTTTCAGATCGACTGAGCTGGGCTTCTGTTGCCAGGCTGGACAAGTGATCGTAAACTTGGCTAGACAGAGTGAAGTGACGGCGTTGTTTGCCGCCATCGTAGTGAGCTCTGGGCATGGCCTCCGTTGGTGCCCCCTGACTATAGGCCCATCATGCTGGCTGGCAAGCCTCTGAGCCATCAGGCTTTCTTATGGAGCCCAGTCGTTGCAGTGGGCCGACAGGGATGCCATGATGGCTCAGCCCTTCTGGCCCGCATGTCCTTTTCAATCCTTGATCACCTAGAGCAGTTGGAGCCCAGCAACGAAACCGGGAAGTTCGTCTGCCCAGCGTGCGGAGGTAACGATTTCACTATAAACAAGGCCACAGGAGGCTACAACTGCTGGCACGACCCCAGTTCAGCGCACAGGGCTGACATCCGCAACACATTAGCCCCATTGGTTCGATGGGAGAAACCATCAAGAACAACTGGCCACCACCAGTTTCGTTATTTCAACAACAAGAAAGAGGAGGTTGTCATTGTTCACCGAGACGACGCAGGAGGCAATAAGCGTATTTGGCAAAATTTCCCTACCATTGAACCTAACGCCACTAATCACAAAACTCAACTACAGGAGGTGAAGGCAAATATCTTGCCTTACAGGTATGAAGAGGCGATAACAAAAAGTCGCGAAACAGGACTGCCTATCATCATTGTCGAAGGTGAACTAACTTGCGACGCAGTATGGGGCATTCAGTTACCTTCCGTCACTTTTTTAGGGGGAAGCAAGCAATACAGGACCAACGGTGATTATGGCCAGCTTTTTAGGGGACAAAAGATTGTCCTAGCTCCTGATCGTGATGTTCAAGGCGTGGCCTTCATGGCTGAAATTGAAACTGATAATCCTGGCGCCAGTTGGCTATATGCCGACCCGAAGTCTTGGGAGTGGGATAATTTACCAGCAGGCAATGGTTACGATCTTGCGGATTACATTGAAGAAGGTGCCACTAAAGATGAACTGCTTGCTTCCATTGTTTCCAAGAATCGCCACAAGAATCAAGATGGCAAGCCGGCCTACGAAGAAATTGTTGCTGCCGTCGAAAACTTTGTGGGGCTATATGCAAATGATGCCCGAATTGCGTTCGAAACAAATGCATGGCTAGATCAACGCGCCATGAAGCTGCCCCAGCACAATGTTGAGAAAATTATCGAGGACGTTAAGGGTCGTATTTATGGCAGAGAAGAAATGGAAACTATCGATGCCCTTGCCATTGCTGGCTCTGATAAGGCAAGGGAATGGCTAATTGCAGGCATAATGCCATTGGGAAGCGTGATGCTGCTTGCAGCCTCTGGCGGAGAGGGTAAAAGTACAATTGCTTACAACTGGGCGCTGCACGTGGCACTAGGCACTCCCTGGAGCGGCAGGCGATGCATGCAAGGTAAAAGCTTGATCATTCAGAGTGATGAGCCATTGGTAGATACCAGTGAAAAGCTTGGCGTTATTGGATATGAAGATGCTGGATTGGAACCAGGTACTATCAACTTTTGGGAGACCTGGCGATTTGCCCATATGAAACAACTGGAAGATTACGTGAGAAAGCATCGACCATTATTCATTACCATTGACAGTCTTACAGCATGCCTTGCTGGCATGGACGTAGATTTAGTAAAGAGCAATGCTGGCGACGTTATCTATAAACTGCGAGACCTGGCCAATAACTATAACTGCTCTATCCTTATTCTTCACCATTTGAACAAAAGTGGTGGCCTGAGGGATTCTACAAGCTTTGTAGACAACGTGAGTGAAGTGGTTAAGTTGTCTAAGTCAGACAATGAATTTGACAGTAATAAATTCAACTTGGAATGGTTAAAAAGCCGAAGTGGCCTCACGGGCAAGCATGTGTTGCGTCGTGATGCCTTGAACTATGGCTGGGAATATGCTGGTCCAATAGGTGGCACTTCAGAGGAGCTGGATAAGGTTGTAAATGCCATTAGCATGCGCAAGCATGAGCGTTTCTCCAGGCGTCAAGCGGCGGCCCTTGTCGGTAACTATGACATTGCCGGCACAGGCAAGATGCTGGAAGTAGCCAGAAGACAAGGGCTGATCACCAGCAGCTTCAGCGATGGCCTCAATGGAGAAAAAATTAGAATGTATCAGTCGTGGGACTACAAGCCGGAAGATATTGACGATATGTTTTGATGCTTTAATCGTCTAAAATGATTTCAAGATTGGCGATAAAGTTTGGATTTAAGTCGCTTGAATTGAATCCGTTGTAGTATCCGCGAGGATTGCAAACCACTCGACAATCGCCAATCTTGTAATCAAAGCTTTCATGTGTGTGACCGTGTGACCAGTATTTAATTTGAGGATGAGACAAAATTAAATCATCGAGATCACTTACGTATGCGCCATTAGCAATGCCAGAACTTCTATATTTTGGGTGAATTGATTGGTGCGATGGCGCGTGGTGAGTACAAACCCAAACCTTTTGATTTTTAAGTGTCGGCAAGGTATCCAGAAAGAACTGCTTAGACTTCCTGTGGAATCCCAAGGTGTCATCAGGATTTAGTTTGCGATAGTTGGAGCCAATACGAATAATTTTGTAGTCGTTCATACATTGAGAAGCTTCCATCATCTCTAAAGCATTCTCATTGCGAAAATCAGTCCATAAAGTCGCACCAAGGAATGTCCAATCGGAAATTTTTATTACACTATTTTCCATCAAGTGAATACCTTCTGGAAGACTTTCTTTAAGAACGTTCCAGGTTCCTTCGTAGTTGTATCCATACGCTTCGTGGTTTCCTGTGATATACAAAACCCAATTAAAGTTGTCGGCGCAATTCTTTAGAAAGTCATTATAGACTTTTTGGAGAGTGCCGCTTTTCTTGAAGTGTCGGGCGCAGAGGATGTCTCCGCCAAGAATGAGAACATCACCTTGGCCGAGGTCAGGAACTCCGTGCCCTTGGCAACACGTTTCTAGGTGTAAATCACTGACAACTTTTATCTTCATGAGCCATGTCTCATGCAAATGGTTCAGCCATTAGTACCCTCCAGCTCGGCGGCAATGGCCAGAAGCTCTGAACGGATGCGTTGGCACTCTAGCAATGCGGGCAGGTAGTTTCGTGGTTCATTGGAGTCAGACGGCGCCACTCGATCCGCAGCAACACGCAGGGCGGCGGCGGCACTAGCACCTGCCAGAAAACTTACGTCCCAAGGAGCTTCGTCAAGTGCTTTGTTAATAGCATCCAACACTGCCTCTGCGGGGGGGCTCAGGGGAGTGGTCATCCACCTAGCTCCTTGACAAGCTTCTTGAGTGCTTTGAACTCACCCCATGTCAGGTGAATGACCTGCTCAGCGCGTGTGCTTAAGTGGGCGTCAAAGCCTTCTCCGTTGTTCCACAGGCTGACTTCAATGAAGTCATGGGGCCTAGCAAAGTGATCAAACTCTTGTAGTTCCACAAAAGCTGCATCTAGCTTGTAGGTACTAATCTCAGCCATTAGTACCTTCCAGCTCGGCAATAAGGTCATGTAGATCACTGACATCAATCACACGCTTAATGTTGCCTTCATCGGGACCAACAAAAAGACAAGAAGCGAGTTCTCTATCAACAGCACGCAGGGCGGCGGCAAGGCAATCGTTATAGCCAATAAACACGCCGGGCTCGTCTTGGTTGAAGGCTTCCCATACGGCTTCCGCGACGGGGGAAAGTTTAGTCATGGACGGTGGCATCGGGGGTGGGTAGGGCGTTGGCAGGGAGCCAGTGGGTGTATATAGATAGATCCTCATCTGACTGGCTGAGGGACCATGCCCGATCTACTAGCGACCACTTGCGCCCGTTGCAGCCGCAGTCGCGTTCCCAGAGCCAGCACCAACCCTGCTCATCGCAATCTTCTAAGCACGGCAACCGCTCAGCCATCGGGATGGGGGTGGGCGCCACCGGCTCGGGCTGGGCCAATGCGTTCTCAGCTCGAGCCATTAGGAGTGCTTCCTTCTCAGATTCCCAGTATTCCAGTGGGCCGCCGCCGTGTGGTGACCAGCTCTGAAGCGCTTCCAGTAGCTCGGCGCATAGAGCGCGGAGTTCAGTTATTGGTGCAGTCACCGTGTCCTCCTGCTGAAATGCGGTGAACAAGTGCCGTAGCCGTAGCTGGTGGTCGTTCCGCACCCTCCAGCTCGGCGGCAATGGTGCGGAGCTGATCAATGTGCCAGTGCTTCATGGAGCCAGCCTGATCAGCAAGCGCCCGGAGGGTGCTGATGGCAATGCTGCGTGAGTCATCCTTGATGACCCAGGCCGCGTAGGCGGCGTCCTCTATCGCTTCCGCGGCGGGGCTCAGGGGGGTGAAGTTAGTCATTGGTGACTCCATTTAGTG